GGCCATAGTTGGCACCAATTTGTTGGAGCCACGCGAGGGCAGGAGATGCCGCTGAAAGCGGGAGAGCTCCCACTATCTCGGTGTTACTAACCGCCGAGGAGGTGATGAAGGCCATTGGCTCTTCATTGCAAACCGTCGTGATAGACGATCCTCGGCGGTTTCCGCCACGAGTGGTGGTTTTGGGACTTGCTACTGGGGTTCTCAAACTCCGAGCTACGGGGGCATTATGAATCGCCGCGCCCGCTCTTGAAGCTCGTCGGGAATTGGGTCTCTTCTTCGCGGCATTGCCGCGTTTGTTGGGGGCCATCTTACTAGAACGGTTTTGTCGATGGAGCCAATTGCACCGACTCTAGATACTGACGAATAGATGGCCAGTGGGGATTGGTTCCCAGCTCAAATTCTATATCATGAAACTGGGGGGTCTTGGAACTCAAATATCTATAGAGGGTTTTGGCCCAAGGGACCAGGAAAGATCCCTCCGCCTCAATTTTGTGAGAACAAAACTCGACGGAGTCCAAAATACCCTCAAAATCTGTGGGGCACAGCTCGTATTCCTTGCAGGTGTGACCCAAAGCAAGGTACTTGGCTGGGGCGTCCTCCACGAACGCCTCCACAGAATCATCTCCCATGGCTATGCACCACTCAGCGCCAATAATTTCCGCCATCAAGCAGCGGATTCGCGAGTTCATGGAAGATGTCAGATATGATCCTGATTTCATAATGCCAGGCAGCTCCTGCGCAATCAAGGTGCCGTCTGACAACTGAAACAGACTGAGACTGAAACAAGCAAACCGATTTCGTACCGCGTTCAATAAGCGCGGATTGTCTTTGAGGCTTGGCTCCATTAATTTCAATCTCATATATAGTTCCGCCTCAAATTCCCACTCTTGGACGGACCAATCGAACCCCGAAATATCTGCACAAGCAGCTACGGCTCGACTGGATTTCATTTTAAGATCGGAGAACAGCTTTTGGGCCTGGTCTCGTAGGGCTAAGCCCATGCCAGGTTTGGAAGGAATTTCAGACCATAGAGAGATTTCAAATCGATTTTGCGCTCCAAAGAGCAGTCTCTCAACGATCTGATCCACGACGGAAACTGATGATATCAAGCGATATCTACGTTGCTTCATCTTCTTCCGGGTGTGCGGCTCCTGTTTGACAAATATTCTGACAGGATCGCAGAAGCCGTTCTCCACTAGATCAACTGCGGTAGCGTGGCTGAGATCAGCATCTGACGCAAGTAGCAACAGACGTTCGTATGCGCAGTTGACTAGCATAAGGCTGTGTTTACTGATTAGTTCCTCGTTGGTAGCAGCTATGGCTGCAAAAGGCGCCCCGGGGGAGGCATCACGCTTGATTTCTGTACGAACGATTGATAACAGGCGTTTCTTCAATTCCACTTCATCCCATGAACGAAGCACGGGATCAACTGGTCCCCGAGGATACTTGAGCAGCAACCGATCGCAGGCCTCGATTAAGTTTGGCGGGGCTGGTACTGCGCGGTGGTTTTCTGCTTGGAGGGTAAGGGAGGCG